CCAGCCTCTTGGAAGAGCATTACCATCAAAATCTTCTGTAGCATGATTAATAGCTAATCTGCTTACAGATGCTTTTGTAGTATTGTGATCCAATTGACCAGTCAGTTTCATTAGCTCCTCTGTAGAAACCTTACTTAGATTTTCTGGCAGAGCAGTATCCATTGTGGTTATTTCAGTCATGATTTATATATCTCCTTCATGTCTAACCAATTGTTACCTATTTTAATCTCGATTCCTATCGGCATATCATAATCAACATTGTATCTTTTCTTACACTCTTCAGGTAAAGACAACATAGCTTCTTTCATTGTCTCTACAGCTAAATCCTGTTCGTCTGGATGCACATCAATTACAATGGAATCGTGAACCGTATTACATATTATACTAAGCATTCTCTTATCTGTCAACAACTTTTTTAACTTAATTAATGCAATAGGCAGGAGATCGGCTGTAGCAAACCCTTGTACAGGATAATTTTTTATTGCTGTAGAGTTAGATACTCCACCGTACCTCATTCTATATACATTATTAAAGTTATAATATCGACCTGATGGAAGTGTAATACGATGATTAGTAATGGCATCATTCTGTAAAGTCTCATGCCACTGTGCTATCTTATTATACTTCTCTTTAAATGCCCGATAATACTCCATCTGTTTTGGTGTACCTAAAAACCCTCCGTACAAAGGCTTAAACGTATCGGCCTTTGCCTCTTGCCTAGTTACACCCAGCACAGATGCTGTAAATGAATGTACATCAACATCATTTCTGACATCTTCGTACACTTTATTATCCTTTGCTAAAAAGCCGGCAACCCTAAACTCTAGCTGGGAATAATCTCCTTCAAGTATATATCCACCCTCCCATCTGCTAACTACTACCTTACGTACAGGAAACGTACCACCTCGTGGCATATTCTGGAAGTTAGGATTCCTAGAAGATAATCTTCCTGTAGAGGTAACACATTGCATATAATGTGGATGGATTCTACGTCTGTCATCTAAACCTTTTTCTATTCCTTCTATAAAGGTTTTCAAATAAGTTTTAATTGCATTATATCTTATATAGCTTTCCATGAATGTCTTTTGTTCTGGCTTGGCTGTAACTACTAAACCTTCTAAAGTAGGCCTATCTGTTTTAAAACCATGTACAGTAAGATCTAATGTATTTCTTGGTTGCATTCCTAATCCTGCAAAATCTCTAGTTTGCCTGTAGATAACACCTGTTTTGTTACAGGACTTACAAATACGTTTTTGCTTACCTACTGTACCATCTCTCTTCAAAGCAAACTTATATCCTATACCATTACATGCTGTACATCTTTGCATAACCGTCTTAAACAAAGGCTTGGTTAAACGTACTATACCCTGCTGAAATGCCTGTACACTCATAGTTTTAGGCCTTCTCTTCTTTCTTGTGTTACCTCGTAACTCATAGCCTAAATTAAAATTACTAGCCCATTGTTTTTTATTCAGTACAGCCCTAGAAAATATAATTTTAGACCTATCTTCTGGACTATCTAAATTGACAGGAGTATCACCCATCAACTGTTTAACTTCACTGTTAAGGTACTTTTCTAATTCCTGTACTTCTTTTGTATAGGTAGCCTTAATCTCTAACAAATTTTTAAGACTTATTTGTAACCCACTGTTCTCTACATCACACAGCACATCACAAAACTCATTCATCAGATCGTTAGTATTCTTGAGGGAATTAGGCATGTTACTTAACTGTGCTTCATATAATTCTTTTGTTATCTGTACGTCTGCTTCACCATATTCTTTAACTATAGGCCAAGGCATGCTCTCAAACGACACATTTTTTTTCATATATTCTTCGATTAAACCAGTTTTCTTTTGTGGCAGTGCATATCGTTCACAGCACTTGGCTAGTGACAATGGAACCTTCTCCCCCCCATGCAATATGTATTCTGCTATCATAGTATCATGAACCTTGCCTGTATAGAAAAACCCACAAGCTCGTAACCACTTTAGATCAAACTTTATGTTATGACCAACTAATAGATCTGTACCATCTAAAACACTCTGTAGAGTATCCCTAGCTTTTTCTGTAGGCTCTTGATCTTTGTGATAGAAACATAGATAATTCTGCTCATCTCCACATATATAACCAACAGACACCAACATGTTTCCTGTATAGGGATCAGCATCAGACTTCTTATCTTCGTTTACACTGTATGTTGTTTCTATATCTAACCAAGTTATTTTCATCTTATTACTACCTCTGCATCTGTTTCAATCCATACCTTTGCCCCACAAGATAAAGGTTTAGTTGGTCTGTACACAACAATGCTCTGGCCTAGTATCTGTACTTCATTACCATAAACATTTTCTTTATAAGTTTTAACAGTTATCACAGGTTTATTTGTCCCATGTTTCTGATTAAATTTTATATTATGTTGATTTACATGTATTCTTTTTTTCATTATGGTAAATACCTAGCTTTCTGTATATCTATTCGGCATGTAATTGTACCATGCCAACCAGACAACTTATTTTTAGATACACACAGATGACGGATGTAATCTTCCTCATCTCCAAAGTTTTTACCTATACCTATAATAATATCGGCTTCGGCTGCTTTTCCTGTCTTGCTGTTCTCTAACATACTAAAATCTATCTCCTGTCTATTATGTGCATCATAAGATGCTTGAGATACTGCCCAGAGCATACAGTTATGTCTTTTTGCTATAGCTCTGGAACTTTCGTATACAGCTCTTAGCTTTTCATCTAGTCGTGAGTATACACCACTGATTGCTACTTTGTCAAGCTGATCTACAAAAATAATATCTGGTTTGTTTATCTCTACAAATTTATCTATTTCACGAATAGAGATTTCCCTGCCTTCTAACATAAATAAATTTTCTTTTATCTGCTTGTCATATATCTCATTATAAGTCTTAATATTGTCTTTTAACTCACTGACATTCTTACCTAAATAGGCACAGAAAACTCTACCCTTGACCAACCGGCCCGGTTCTTCATTTGCAAAATATGCTACTTTAAATCCTTGTTTTAAATATTCGGCAACTAAGTAAGAGCAAAAAGTAGTCTTACCTGTTTCTGGCCTAGCAAAAATAATGCCAAGATTACCTCTACCTACACCCCCAACTCTATCCTGTAGAGACTCCAACTCAAAATGAAACTCAAAACCTTTTTCATGTGTTTCTAAAAAGTCAGCAACATCATCTTCTACTCGGCTGTAATTTGTACTGTCCTCTGGCTGTTTGTTGATAAGTTCATCTACAAGAACTCGTAACCCCTCATAGTCACCTTCATTACCCAACCAAATATCAGTAGCTTTCGATCCTATCTTCTGAGCTCTGTCTCTTCTCCAGAAATTTACGATTAAGTCTTGCATCATCTCAGGATTGTCTTGTACATAGTTAGTTAAATCTTTTATAACCAACTCAATAGACTCTCTAGACGAATCAGGCATAGATGGAAATCTATCCCTATGTAACTGTAACAACATCTCTGTTGTCAGATCTTCACCATATTTATCATGTGCAAAAGCAATAGTGTCAAACACTGTGCCTACACCATTGGCAAACATCTCTTTACCCACAACATCACTAGCCTTTTTGTAAAAGGTGTTATTTAGACATTGTGCTAATATCTGTTTCTCTATTGTCATACTTACCCCACTACACTAAAAAGTGTTCTATTTTAACTCAGTTAATATCTTCTCCTTTGACCAAGTTTTTATATCGTTATCTAAAAATTTTATGTTCGTTTGCATATATACACTCAACTCTTTAGCAATGTCAAGTGATTTTTTTGTAGCATCTTTGTCAAGAGCTACCACAGCCAATTTAAAATTGTCAACTATATGTGGAATGTGTTCCTGTAGAAGGTTAGTTCCCATGAGAGCAACTCCTGCATGTCCCGATATTGTCACTGCACAAGCAGAAGCACAATCCTCTACGATTACAGCAACATCACTTTTGTTTTTGGTAATAAATGGTAATTTAGACGATGCATACCTTTTCCACTTTGGCTTTCTTCCTGTCAGACTTCTACCCACAGCATCAACTATTGTACTATCTTTGTATATACAGAAAACACATCTGTCTTCCTTAACATCATACTGTATATTACAGAATCTATTCTTGTATGCATGGAATATATTATTGTCACGAATGTAATCCATAGACTTTGGGCTTCTCTCTACAGGAATCCATGTTGCTGTCTCTAAATTAAATTCTATTTCTTGCTTCGGCTGTTGGTTAGATCTATGTACCATGCCTTGTATTTTTCCACTAATGTTACAATTAGCATAAAAACAGTTATACAGCAATAGGTTATGCTCATTACTGACAGAAAAAGAATTATTATGGCCACATACAGGACAATTGCTACGATAAGATAAGCCTTCTGGTACAGCCATTGCCTCAATGTAGTCACGAATGTCAATCATCTTTTTCCTCAGCTATATGTACAAGCTGTGCTTTGTCAAGTGGTATGTGAAAAAATGGTTCTTTAAGATGAGGTGCATTTGTAAACCTAGAGTTCTGTATCGTACCCACAGGAGATTTATCAACTTCATCTGCATCTATAAACCATGCCTTTTTCAAATCATAGTCAAACACTACAAATTTAAAATCATGTTCAGGATATTTTTCTTTCCAAATATTTATCAATCTTTGTTTTCTTTCAGGGATTCGTATTTCTTTCCACAGTGGATTCCATGTACCTTTCCATTGTGTCTTAACTTCAACTTCAAAAAAATGTTCTTTATCTTTCTTTGCAGACACATCAAAATTATAATTTTCTACACTTACTATATCTGTATAATTATGTTTATTTAAATAATATATCATAGCTTCTCTAGCTTTTTTGTCATACATAATATATTGTAATCTGTCAAACGATCTATTTTTATTTACATGTTTAATCATAAGTAATCCCTGTTAAGTTAATAATATTAACTATTATACAGCTGTCTGTAATTTTGTCAACATATATTTTTTTTATAAAAACTTGCTAGTAATGGAGATAGAGATAAAGTTAATAAAAATAAAAATAACTTGACAATAAATCTGTCAGCTGTATAATAATAATTATGGAAGATATGCAAAATGAATTTGAAGCTAAATTGTTAGATGTTATTAATAGGTATAATAATAAAGGTTTAAGTACCCATGAACAAATATCAATACTTTCTTATTTATGTTTTGAACTTTGTAATAAAGTATTTATGGATGTAAGATTTGGTTATACTCATATTTTAACTATGCTTATGCAGAGAATAATATTTGACATGAACGAAGACCAAGACGATACCAAAAAAATACTACACTAGGGAGATGTATTATGTTTAGTTTTTTATCAGGCATAATCACAGGAATTATCAAGAACGGATTCTTGTTTTTATTTATTAGAGATAGTGGCAAAAAAGCCGAAAGGAGAAAGAATCTTGAGAAATCAAATAAGTTACTTAAAGAATATGAAAAAATCAGTAATCGCAGTAGGGATGTCAAGTCTGTTGTTAGTAGGTTGCGTAGGAAGTCTCACAGGAGGAAGTGATTGTCCAATCTTTCCTTGGCCTCCAGAAAAAGTTGTCGGCACTTTAGAAGAAGAAGCCTATGCTAATGCAGAATTTTCTGTGTGGTTAGCTGAAATTACAGCACATGGAGAGAAGATAGAAGTTTGTCGAGGTGAGGAAGAATGAAATACTTTGTCAGAGTTGTAGATGAAGATGAAAATACAGTTTTGTCAGTCGGTGTCCATAATTTAGATTTGTCAAGACGGTCTGACCAGAAGATACTCTGCCAACAAATACAAGAAGTTTGTCAATATGATGATGAAAAACAAATAGAAATGTTTTAGCTTGACAAATATTTTTCGTTGCTCTATAAAAAAAATAATTATTAATTTGACAAGGGAGAAAAAATGTCAGATAACACATTTATAGATTGGTTAGAAACCGAATTAGCAATGAAGGAGAAAGAAGATATGGCTAGAAGAGGAAGAAAGAAGAAAGTACAAGTGCCTACCATTACCGACTTACAGTTGGTGCTTACGAACCGAGTTAAGAAACTTGTACAAGAGATTAATGAAAGTGGAGTAGAGTATATTAGTTATTCAGATATCTCTAAACTTGACAAGGCCTTTGATGATGTAGTAGAAGAAGCAAATCTTAAACATCAACAAGTGACTATAGAGCATGGTAGAGATAAAGGAACTGTTCACAGAGCATCGTGGCAAGATTTAGTCAGAGCAGATCACCCTAATATTTATGTGGAGAAAGATGATGATGATGAGTAAGTATCACATCATAGAAAAAGATATTCTGTCAGAGGTTTTATCCTCTTGTGTACAGGGTAAAATCTTCACAGCAAAATTTGTCAAAAAAGATGGTGAGTTTCGTACTATAAATTGTCGGCTTGGTGTCAAAAAACATCTCAAAGGTGGAAGGAATTATAATGTTGATGATGCTAATATTACTGTTTTTGATTTAAAGAATAAAGGATATAGAAATATTCCTGTACAGAGACTAGTGGAACTAAACTGTGGTAACTTGTCAATCCGTAATTGGAATGAAAGTACAAGCAGTGTTATTATGACTGTTGCTGTATAGAATAAATTTTGTTGGTTCAGACATAAAAGGACACAGGATGTCAATACAGGCTAACTGATTAAAATTATACCTGTCTCAGTGAATTGACACAAGGAGTATAAAATATGCCAACAAAAATAATATAGGTGTGTTAGGTAATTCTAGGTAAATACACTTAATAAGAAATGAACTATT